TAAGCGCACACGCATTTTTCTATCCCTGTTCAGAGGGTGAAATAATTTCTGTTCTTTCCATAATCAATTGCAAGATATAAAATTGCTATTTACCATATTAAATCAATTACAAGATTTTAAAAATTGTTATTTCCATATTAAATCAATTACAAGATTTTAAAAATTGTTATTCTCCATATTAAATCAATTACAAGATTTTAAAAATTGTTATTTTCCATATTAAATCAATTACAAGATTTCAAAAATTGTTATTTTCCATATTTTATATTTTGGTAATTTTTGTAAAATTATCTATTTCTGAAAACATAGGTATAAGAAATATTCCAGACTTTAACATCGAGCTAGTCTGATGATGAATAAACAAGCTCAACTGTGATACTAAATATTGTAGCTGGAAATTGAGGAATTACTCATTGCGAGTGAGGACAGGCATGTTAGACATGTATTATGGCTTTTCCAACATATTTCTTTGTGAATATATTTAGCAATAGTAGGATGTTCACTTGGCATGTGAACTCTAGTAAAAAGCCCTTCGAAGTACGGCACTAGCACTGAGCATAGATGCACATAACCCAAGTACTGGGTCTTCGTCGTAGAGAACTAACAGTTCGGCGAAATGAACCGTCGTATGTGTTCTCATATTGCATTATTCCATGGTGAATTAACACCTATAAGGACGGAAGCCTTGGCCACTGGCAAGCTAGCTAATGACTAGATTTAACAAAAGGCATGTTGCCCCCGACATCAGGGGTCCGAATGGATAAGGTTGATGGAATTGATCCGGTCCATCAAGATAATGCAGTTGGGGATAAATACACGAAGTAAGAATAGCCAACCCAAATATTGAAATGAATTCTACACAACAGATAAATTTACGTAATCCACAAACTTTAAAAGACCTGGCAATAATGAATTATGGCGATGATAATCTGATGGGATGGTTTTGTGAATTAATTATCACATCAGAATATAAGGATTTGGACCAAATCATTAGAATTGAGAAAACTAGTTCGGTTATGGCTGATAATTCATGGTTCGATGGAGCTCTCTCTTCTAAATTAGCATGGTCTTTACATGAATGTATGTGCATTGATGATTATGACTGTGGTTGTGAGTATGCATTGAGTGGTGAGTTGTTGCGACGACTTATATATAACAATGAATTTGATTTTGAAACTTGGAAGACTCTCGTTTGGAAATTTATTTCACAACATTGCCCACAACAGAGATACGGAATTAAGTTTTGTGATAACTATTTATATATATCTCCGCACTTTTATTTAATCCATATGGATTGGTTTAAGAAGTGGAATGCTGTATCTAGTAACGACGAATGTAGAGCCTTACTCCGTAGAAAGACATTGCTTTTGGAATGTGGAGATGTTGAGAGTAATCCAGGACCCATGAAGAATCAACAGCATTTGAATGAAGTAGCCTTAAGGAAAAAGATAGAGGCACTTGAGCGAGCACGAGAACGTCAGGCAATGAAAAATAAAACATTGGTGAGGAAGATGCGACAACTCAAGAAACAACAGTTCAGATTCCAGGGTTTAGCAGAAAAAGTGAATTCTCCAGTTGGTCGGTCTGTGTTATACGGATTAGCCAACATGGTGATTCCTGGAACGGGTACAGCAGCAGCAACAGCGGTAGAAGGACCAAAATTGGTTAGATTATTAGAAAAAACGAACATTTCAGTTGAACATATGCAACAAGCTATGGATGCTATGAAAGAACAGGTTCCAACAGCTATCTCTAAGCATATGGTAATGACAGATTTGGCATCAACAACATTGTCAACTGTTAATGATATTTTGGAACAACTGAAAGGAGGAATGTCACAAGTTGCGAATATGTTTGTGGGATTGAAGGATAAAATAACATCAATGAATCCGATTACTTTAGTGTTGAGTATAATTATGTGTTTTGTCGTAGTCTCACTGCCCACACCTTATTTAATTGGCCCCATATTGTTATTGATGGCTTACTTATTTGGGTGGCATCAAAGTGTGATAGCGAAAGTTAAGCAAATTCTGGATACATATAAGTGGTTTGAAGGTTGGCAATTTCAAGATGGCGAAGACAAATTAATTCCTTTTGTAGGCCAAATTATATTCACATTGTTAGCTTTTTTCGGAATTTCTCAAATCCCTACTGATAAATTCTACGACAGTTTGTTGCGCCGTTTGGATATTATTCCGAAGGCTTGCGCAGGAGTTGGAAAAATTTGGAATGCAGCAGGAGATACATATCGCGCAGTAGAAATGGAATTTAAGGTTTTTTTCTTAGGAAAAGATCGAGAACGCCTGATAGATGAGGAAGCCGTCGGAGAGGAAGTTTCAAAATGGGTGAAAAGAGTAGACCATTATATGCAAGTCAAAAATTTAAAATCTCTGTCAAAGGATTCAGCAGCAGTAGAAGAAGTGACAATGTTATTTGATCAAATGTCTCGGTGGAAATACACGCGTGCATGGTCAGGATTAAGTAAAGAAGCGCAGCGTATAGTTGATGCTCTTGTATCAACTATGACAAAATTATATTCTGAAGTTCTTAGATCAAGTGTACATGAGGGGGGTCCCAGAATTGCACCATTGTCTATAATGTTATCTGGTGCTGCGGGTCGTGGTAAATCTCAAACTCTAATACCTTTATCATATGCATTACTTCATGGCAGAAATCACAAAGGAAATTTTAAGAATGAAATTTATTTAAGAAATTATGAGACAGAATATTGGGACGGATATTGTAATCAATTAGTAGTTCATTTTGATGACGCATTTCAAGTAAAAGATTCCATAGCAAAGCCTTCAGCTGAATTTATGGAAGCCATTCGCATAAATAATGTGGCACCGTGCCATGTCCATTGTGCAGATTTGAAAGATAAGGGTCGTTTCTTCTCTTCTGAAATTTGTATATATACTACCAATCTTAATAAAGAATTTAAAAAATATATTGTATCATTAAATTGTCCTGAAGCAGCTCTGAGGCGTCTTAATATGAACGCATTTGAGGTACTCAATAAACCAGAGTTTGAGAGTGAATTGCCAGATGATAGTGGAAAAATACAAATGCGATTGGATAAGGAAAAAGTGAAACAGTGTAAACGGTGTTTGGAGTTAGCCGAGAAACGCGCAGACAAGAAGAGAATGCCTTTTTGCTCACACTTGTATCTTTTCCAGAAATATAACATTGTGACAGATCAACAAATAGGAAAGCCAATGGATTATGATGAATTCGTGCAATATCTTTTAGAAATTGACAAAACACAGCGTACGATTGAACGTGACTTGTTGGAACAGTACGAAATTTTGGAAGATAATCCCTTCGCTTTCCAGTCTGGGGATGACGATCATTTCTTTGATGCGGCAGAATATTTTGAAGCTGAAGAAATTGGTCACGAATTGGCTCTTGATTTGAGTGTTCCTACGGATTTTTTAGCTTATCATCAATTACAGTGTTTTTATTTAAATTTTGAAAAATTTGCTCGAGAGAGAGATGTATCAAATTGGCAGGAACGTTTAATATCTGAATTGGCTTATGATCCACAAAATTATGCTACATATCAACGTATATCGCAGTATGGTGTCAAAAATAAGGAGAATCCAAATAAATCCCTTATTGACGCAATGCCAGATATATGTTATAACGTTGATGCCGGTATATTTATGCGTTCTAAACATTATCCAACATGGAAAGTTTTGAGGGATAGTTTTTATGCATATTGTTCGCGTTTAGGGGCTTCAATAAAATATATTTGGGATAATTCGGGATTTAGTGAGTTGCTATCATTTGGATATATGTCTTTGGTTATGTTGGCTTGCACATTAACTATTTATAGAAAATTTACAGCAAAGGATCGAGTGTGCTTTAGGTGTGATCAGGAAGAAGCGTTTTGTTCATGTGTGAATATTTTAAGTAAATTTGGAACAGAAGCAGCAATGTCATCTGGAGAAGTCCAACAGGTGAAGCAGGCACAATTGAAGACAGAATCAGCTGGATCTTCTGGTGATCATGCACAACAGAAACATCACGTGATGAAGACTGAGGCAGCAGGATCTTCCGGTGACCATATACAACAGAAACAACATTCAATGAAGACTGAAGCGGCAGGATCTTCTGGAGAATACAATCAGCAGAAACAACAGATTTTGAAAACAGAGACTGCTGGCTCATCAGGAGATCATAACCAGCAACGTGTTACTCAATTGAAAACGGAAGGACAGGAGACTATTCGTTTAGAAGATGTTGAGATGAGTGACGCTCATATTTTTGAAGCTTTGGCTGATCAGTGTGGGCGTCAGGTCACTATTGCAATAACTACTCGCAACTTGTATTGTTTGCATTCCGATACTACTATTTTTGGTAATGTGTTATTTTTGCGTGGCAGCACTTTCCTTATGCCGTATCATTTTGTTACTGCCATTAAATTCAATAAATCAAGTCTTGGAAAAACGATGCATTTATCAAATATGTCAGGACGAAGTATGATGGAGATATGTACTGATGATCTGATAAATGCCACCCGTTTGGTGAAAGATGGGGAGGAATTAGACGCAGCTATTGTAGTTTTAGATCCCATTAAGAATAAAGCAGTGGCAGCTCATCCAGATATAGTTAAAAATTTCATAACAAAAAATGATATTATGTGCTTTAATCAGAATAATCGGTATGAAGGTGAAATTCCATCATATTGCGAGATGTCACAAAATTTAGAAACATTTTATCCAAATGTGAAATCATGCAGAGCTATACAAGGGTACTATGATACCAAGAAGGTAATAGAGGTACAGAATGAACATACTTTTATAAATTTTAGGAAAATGTGGACATATATGGCACGAACAGTGAATGGAGATTGTGGAGCACCACTAATTATCCACAACCAATCATCTTGTAAAAAAATTTTAGGTATTCATGTAGCTGGACAACCTTCAGGAGTAGCGCTTGCCCAATGTATAACGCAGGACATGTTGAATGAGGCATTTGAACGTATTGATATGAAATTTCAATGTGCCGTAAATGTGGATCATTTAATAGAAGAGGTACCCGATTTTGATGTGAATCAATTTGGATCAGTGCCTCTGAAGTCCGGATTGATTATACATGGCAAGATGCCCGATTCTATGAAAGTTAGATCTGGTGGTAAATCAAAAATTATTCCGTCTGTTTTGCATAACACAATTAAAGATTCGCTCACTAGACCAACTGTTTTAGGTCCGAGTAATGGTTTCGATCCTATGGCATTGGGTTTAAAGAAATTTGGGAAAATTACACCTCGTATTGACCCAAAGTTAATTGAAATAGCTGCTAATGATGTACAAAATAATTTAGAAGTGAATAAATTAGATTTAGATAAATCACTGTATGCACGAGTGTTAACGTATGAAGAAGCAGTCAAGGGTGTAGAAGGTGATGAATATTTAGCACCACTGAATCGAAAAACATCGCTCGGCTATCCATATACAATAAAGCACCCATATGCTAAGGGAAAACGAACTGCTTTTGGAGAGGATGAATGGACATTGGATAGTAGTTTAGCAGTTGAAATCGAGAATGATGTCAAGAATTTAATCAATTCTTGTCGAGCTAATGTGCAAGAGAATGTTTTCTGGGCGGACACTCTAAAAGATGAGAGGCGACCACATGCTAAGGTGGATGCAGGAAAAACACGAGTATTTTGTGCTGGTCCTGTTCACTTCACTATAGCTTTTCGTCAATATTTTCTTGGGTTTGCTGCCTGGCTAATGAAGAATCGTAATGCGAATGAAATTTCAACTGGTACGAATGTATTTTCACAAGATTGGCAAGAGATTGTGTCTAAATTGCAGAGTCGAGGCAAACAGGATGGTAAAACTAATGTTGCAGCTGGTGACTTTGAAAATTTTGATGGATCTTTGTCTTCCCAAATCTTGTGGCGTATGCTTGATATGATAAATGAGTGGTATGGAGATGGTCCTGAAAATGCAAATATTCGTCGTGTTTTGTGGATGAACATTGTGCATGCTATACACGTGAATGCTTTAATTATGTATCAGGCGACTCATTCACAGCCTTCAGGGTGCCCACTAACAGCTATTCTTAATTCTATATACAATAGTATTGTTATTCGTATAGTTTACCTCATCTGTGCAACGAAACAAGAAAATAAACTTAAACTGATAACTGGACTTCTTGCAAACATGAAATTGTTTAACGAAAGCGTAGCATGTGTGTCCTATGGAGATGACAATTTAATAGCTATTATAAAATCTATCTTAGAATGGTTTAATCAAGTAACCATAACCGAGGCTTTCTTACTTATCGGTCATGTGTATACGGATGAAGCAAAGAGTGGAGAGATTGTACCAATTAGAGATTTGCATGAAGTTTCCTATTTGAAGAGAAAGTTTATTTGGGATGAATTAACACAACGCCATATTGCACCTTTAGATCTAGATGTTGTTTTGGAAATTTTTCAGTGGACAAAGAAGGGTTTGATGAAGGATGATATTACATTAGCGAATGTTGATGTTACTATGCGTGAGTTGGCTCTCCATGGTGAAGATGCATTTAATCATTGGAAGAATGCTTTAAAACAGGAATGTATAAAGCGAGGTGTGAATTACCGATTTAGAACATTCGAGGAGTATAAGGCCGAAATTCTCAACGCTCCTATAGTCTTCGAAGGTCCTAATGAGGACATATTCACAGATGAGAACTATATAGTCCACTGTGTTTCAGCAGATTTTAAGATGAGTGCTGGTTTTGCACGTAAGCTCCTTCAGAGTAAACGTATACACAATGTGAAACAAATAAATTATCTTAGGTCTAGGCAACATCAAGTGGGTTTTGTAGCTTTTGATCACCAATCAAAAGTTATTCACCTGGTGACAAAAGAGAGGTATTATGATAAGCCTAGCGATTTTAAAGGAATTATGCGAGCTCTCACTAATTTGAACTTGATGTTACAAAAACAAAAAATAAAAAAAATTTCTATGCCAACTATTGGGTGTGGTTTAGATAGTACAATAAACAAGATGTGTGTTAATGATTTGCAGGCATTGACACGTATGCTTTTACCCAATATTGACTGCAAAATTTACGCCTGAGTGTGATCTTGCTTAATTATATAAATCCCAAGTCATCAAGAATTAAGTATTGCTATTTAGGTTAGAGGCTTTTCTTTTTAGAATTACGTTCCAGGATGGCCTGTAGCAGCCCTACATTATCCAGGAAAACTTGGTGCGATTACTAAGACTAAGTGGACTTGTAATCAAAGAAATTCACTTGCTACCAATCAATTAAATAATAAAACAACAAATGATGATGTTTATGCGCAATCACAAGAACAGATCCAAATTTTAACTTTGCAGGACGAGGGCATGCAGGAGAATCTCTCCGCGCCTGAGTCCAATTCGAAAATTCCGTTTGAAACTATTAAAGCATCGACTATGGAACCGCGTAATCATTCAATTCCAGACTTTCTTAACAGATTGTACACAATTGACAACTTTCAATGGGCTCAGACTGATGCTAAAGGAGCAGTGCTTAAAACTTATAGATTCCCTGACGTGCTCTTGTCTAACCCGGCTATTGCTGCAAAGATTCGTAACTTCTATGGTTTCCGCGCTGGTGTGGAATTTATTGTTCTCGTAAATAAACAACAATTTCAGCAGGGCAATCTATTGATCTCTTATAATCCCAATGCAAAATATAATGCAGCAAAATCAGCAATGCATTCAGCTGATCTGCAAGGTATTGTCACACGATCAGGTGCGCCTAGAGTTAACCTTGATCTTATGGACGCTACTCGAGCAGATATGTCTGTTCCATATGCATCCCCTTTTGTTTATTATAATCTTTTAACTAAGGAGGGAACTATAGGAGATTTTCAAATTTCAGTTTATTCTGGTCTCCGTGATCAGGCTTCGGCTGGTACAGTTTCAGTTCAGGTAATGGCACGATTCATTGACGTTGATTTGGAGTTTCCAACAGGCGCTACACCTGCAACATTTGGTGTTCTTTCTGAACTCAAAACTTTTGCAGACAGACTCATTGCTGCTCCGAATAGAAATAAGTTAGCAGCGACAAAGGCTGAAATCGAAAGAGTACTACAATTAGTCGATGCAGGAACCTTTACATTTCAGATGAATGTTACGAATACATCAGCATTTAAACAAAAGGCACTTCCTAATATGGCCACTTCTAATGATCCAAATCAAACACATATGTTGTCTTTATCGTCTAACAATAGTTTGCCTTCAGCGAATATAGGAGAAGCTTCTGTTAATGAGATGTCAATTGCCAAGCCGCTTTCAGTTTTTTGTTATCATGACTCATTCGAAATTACCGACCAAGGGACTGGCGTCAATTTGTGGTCTAAGACAGTGTCACCACAAATTGCTGCTAATATTACTAACACAGATGGTTCCTTGTCCGTAGATTATATGTATTGGCTTTCAGAATTGTTTAAGAAATGGCGAGGCTCTATTAATTATAATTTTCGCGTTGTTAAAACTACTTTTCATTCTGTGCGAGTGCGTGTGTGGTTCTCTCCCGGTTCAACAACGTTAGCCGATATAGATAGGAATTCGGTTATCTCCAAAATTGTAGATTTAAAAGATAGAAATAACTTTTCCTTTGAAGTTCCTTATATTCATCCATATCCTCAATTGAACACTAAAGTAGGTATGACGTCAGTAGGAATAATTGGCGTGGATATCATTAATGCTATGGTTTATCCGTCAACAGTGTCAGGTACGGTAGAGGTGATTGTAGAGCGTGCAGCTGGACCAGATTTTTCATTTAATTTGCCTTCAGCATGGACTAAATTTCCTTTCGATCCAACTGAGACTACCAAAAAACAACTCGTGATGGTTCGCGGTGCACAGGCTGTTCCAGTGTCTGCACCTATATCTATTCCAGATATAGTTCGAGATACTGTAGTCATACCTGCTCCAGCACCGCTACAGGCCCCACCCATGAGTGAAGAAATTATTGAAGACTTACCAATAAATAATGACTTTCTCACAAATATGAAAATATTATCTGCTGACGTCGTTCAACACCTATCTAGTGCAGCACAAAGAGCACCAAGGAAATTCAAGCAATCTAATATTGCTGCTCTTAATCAATTAGCTAATTATGAGACTGTTACGACGAGTATGTTGAATATGAAATTACCAGAGATTATAGGCCGCATTGATCATTATCAAAATCGTGCTTCAGCCGACGGTGGTCATCACATTGAGTTGCGTGCTTTAGCTGGAAATCAACTCTCTATTAGGAGAAAGAGAGAAGCTGATTTCGAAAAAGATCTCACAAGAGAGGGAGTGGAAGAAAATCCTGGCCCTACATTTTACAATGGAACACGCTTACAACCTGACTTTTTAGAAACAACTCTATCATCTCCCTATTTTGGACAGCAATCAATAACCCTGTTTGTGCGTTATGAGACAGGCACAGCTGCTTTTGGTACTAACCTCGTAGTAACCGGAGCTATCGAAGGAACTATGTATCTTTCAGGTAGTGTTTTATATAAATATAATTTTGTTTATACTGGTACTGACAAACCTTCTATAACTTTTACTTCGCAAGCAACTGGAGATTCTGATTACATACATATTTCTTTACAGTATACAAACGACTATTTAGAGAACTGGTCTTTCCAGTCTGGATTTGAGTCTGAGCAAGATTCTATTCGAAATGGTTATGAAGACACTGATTATACTCGACCTTTACAATGTCAACAGATTGATAATCTTTGTCTAGGACAAACTATTTCTAATGTTAATCAACTTTTACATAGATCCACTCTTTATGGTGTTGTAGACGTTTCTCAACCTTTGCCTATTCACATACAAACCCATGCCATTGGCATTGCTCAAAAAGATGCATCTAATAATGTAGTATATCAAGGAATTGATAATCTTTCTTATTTAGCTTCAGCTTATACTTTTGCTCGTGGTGGGATAAATTTGCGTTTAGTTTCTACTGGTTCACCTTTTGTGGCTATGGTTGATCCTGGGAATGATGTGAATCAAACTGCTAATCAAACTTTTAATTTAGTTGAACTTTCAGCAACCCCAATATCCGCTGTAGATACTTTTAAATCTTCTAATTTGCTTCAGCAAGCTATTAACACCAACGTAGAAGGTTTTGGTGAAATCTCAGTACCTTTTTTCTCCTCTTCTTATTGCTATTCAATTTCCCCGCAATTGCAATATCAACCCTCGAAATCAGTAACTGATTTTACTTTACCCGATACTCAATCTATGATTGTACCGCAAGGTAATCTATCAAGGATGGAGATTTATCGGGCAGCTACATCAGATTTTGAATTATCTTATCTTTCAGGTCCTCCGTTGCTTATTTCGATAGCTTAAGCAGTGTGTCTGTACTACAATATGGATTCGCTTATTAACATATACTAATCATTTTTGCATAATTATTTTAGTCACTAGTTAATTAGACTTAGGCTTAGCTTTTAATATTATGTAACCATACTTTACGGTTTTACTACCCTAGACATTCGTTGTAGGGGCATTATAAATATTTTTTTAATTACAAATTAATCATTGCCCCTCTCGGGGAACGAGTTTTTTGTGTGTTTTTCTCGCTAACAATGGCAAACACTCATATTTAGATGTTAACGGTATAAAG